ATGGTCTTAAGCTTCCTGATGCTGACTATACTGCTTCTAACGGAAGTTCAATAGTACTAGCAGTAGGTGCTCAAGCAGGAGATAGTGTAGAAATTCAGAAGTATAGTATTTCTGACATTAACTCTGTAAGTATTAATGGTGATCCTTCTCCTACTCTTGGTGGAAACCTTGTAACAGGTAACTACACTGTAGACGGCGTAAACATTTCTCAGAACATCCCCTCTTCTTTAGGAACAGCGGGACAAGTTCTTTCTGTTAACTCTGGTGCTAGTGCTACTGAGTGGGCAACCCCTGCAGCGGGTGCTATGGAGTTTATATCTTCCTCTGGTGCTATATCTAATGCTGCTTCTGCTAGTTTTACAGGTTTTGACTCAAGTAAGTATGATAACTATGTGTTTAATTTAAATTATGTAAAACCTGCTACAGATGCTCAAAAATTGTTTGCTCATGCAAGTACAAATGGTGGCAGCAGTTATGATGAAACTAACGGTAATTATCACTTTAATGGTGAAACAGATACTACAGGTTTTAATATTAACCATCAAACTACTGCAGGAAATGATACAAACGAGTATGGTCTTGCAGGACAATTTCACATTATAAAACCTCATGCTAGTGCATATGTAGTAGGGCAGAGTCACGTAGGTGTTTTTCATACAAACGGTGCTAACTATAAAGGGGCTGACAGTGATTATCGTAGTTCATATTACCTATCAACATCTGAAGTAAACGCCATACAATTTAAGTTTGGTAGTGGTAACATAGCATCAGGCGAAATCGTAATGTACGGAATAAGGAATTCTTAAATGACAACTAAAGCAAGAGACTTAGCTGAGTTTGCAGCAGATGTCCCAGAGACCCTTGGTACAGCAGGACAGGCTTTAAAAATTAATGCGGGGGCTACAGCTTATGAGTGGGGTACTATTGCAACAGGCGCAGACGATGTGGTATTTCCTTCAGATTTTACTAGTCCATCGAGCACTTATAATTCTTCTGGCACTTGGTCTAAAGGCTCTTTAGCCGATACAGATTATGTTTGGTTTTATATTCTAAATTCTGGCGGTGGTGGTGGATTATACAGTGACCCTCGCGGCGGTAGCGGAGGAAGGGCAATGCTTTTGTACGGAAGCGCGGGAACCTTTGACGGAGCAACGTATGTAGTGGCGGCGTCTAAGGCAGGACAAACTAGTGAGCAAACGGAAAACCCGCAAAATGAAAGCAGTATAACTTTAAGTTCTTCAAACGGTAGCATCGTTTACAAACCAAACAATATTTCCACCGGAGACGACTATAGCGGTACTGCGGCAAATACAAACTTTCAAGTTGCAACTTCTGGTACAACTTCAACTTATATAAAAGCGACTAAAGCGCAATCTCATCAAGTTTTCACTCAAACTTTGCCAAGCGGTTACGGTCAATTTACTGTATCTAACACAGCAAATGGTTATTTCTCTCAAGACATGGACTGTGTGTTTGGCGGCGGTGTCGGCTCATGGCCTGCTTTTCAAAGCGGGTATCCCAATGCCACAAGTTTGTTTGCAGGTGCTGGGGGTAATACGAGTAGCCCTAACGGAGTATTTCCAGGCGGAGGCGGCTCAGGGATGACCAGTGGGCAAGGAGGAACAGGCGCTGCAGGGCAGATTAGAGTATACCATGTATAAAGGAACTAAACAATGACAAGAGCAAGAGAATTTGCTAACTTTGGTTCCGATGCGCCTTCTGCCATTGGAACTGCAGGACAAGCCTTATTAGTCAACTCCGGAGCAACGGCTTACGAGTGGGCAGAAGCTGGCGGCGGTGCTACAGAGTTTATTGCTAGTATCGATGCTAGTAGTTCAGCAACTGCTAATTTTACAGGTTTTGACAGTAGCAAATATGATAATTATGTTTTTATGATTGCTAATCTTTTACCTGCTACAGACGGTCAATGGCTTAGAATAAGGCTATCTGTAGATGGTGGGAGTAGTTATTTATCAGCTAGTGATAGCTATTACAGTAACAGCACTGCAGCAATAACTGCGGGAGACAACACGTACATAGGCTGGGGATACAGCGGTATAGGTAATGCCGCAGGTGAAGGTCTTATTGGAGAGGTGCATATAAATGGGCCTCACTTAAATGCACCAACATTTGTTTATAATAATGGTTATATAGTGGCTACTAATGGTACACTTGAGTTATATGCTACGACATATGGTGCTGGAAAAACTAAAGCTGCTACAGTCGTAAACGCAGCACAATTTAGTTTTACAAGTGGTAACATAGCATCAGGGACAATTACCATGTACGGAATTAAGAACTCATAAAGGAGGCGTTTATGCCAAGATTTCATAATATAAATGGACAAAACGTCCAGTTCACAGCAGCTGAAGAAGCAGCGCGTGACGCAGAAGAACTAGCTTGGGCTAACGGGGCAAATACTCGCTCAGCAGAAGCTAACAGAGAACTTCGTAATACTCTCCTTGCGGCTACTGACTGGAGGTTTCGTTCAGATTTAACCCCAAGTCAAGCTTGGAAAAACTACTCAACAGCACTAAGAGATATTACAACTCATAGTAACTGGCCTAACCTTCAGGAAGCTGACTGGCCTACTGCTCCGGAGGCTTAAATGACTATAACAAGAAAAATGGCTGACTATGCTGCCGATGTACCTACAAGTATTGGTTCAGCAGGGCAAGTTCTTAAAGTTAACTCAGGAGCTACAGCTTATGAGTGGGGGTCAGCGGGTACACCGTTTGCTGGAGGTTATCTAGCTGTAACGAGTAATGTTACCCTCACTGCTGGACAATCTGGTTATCATATCTACGCTACTGGTGATTGTTTAATTACACTTCCTGCTGTAGATCAGAGTGTATATTATATAATAAAAAATGGTGGTACAAATAATATCTACCTAAAGCCGCATGGTTCTGAAACTATGAATGGTCTTGCGACTACTACCCGACTGCGCGTTTCTGCTGGATCAGATATTATAATTATAAACGATGGCGTTAGTAATTGGCAAACAATTTCAAATACTGTTGGTTCTACTTTGGCCGAGGCTACAACAATAACAACATCACAAACATTTACGCCAAAGAATATTACAACTTCACTACTGGTTTGCGTTAGTGGAAGTTCTTGCGGTGCAAATTCGCCAACATCTACGGACAACAGCATGCAATCTGGGGGTGCTGGAGGACCAGGCTACGCTGAGAAATTTATTAGCAGTCCAGCAAGTAGTTACGTTGTGTCAATCGGCACGTTTGGCGATGTTAATGGAAGCGCGGGAACTAACACTACGGCGGCGGGTATAACTTGCCCACCTTCGGCGCATTTTGCTGCAAGATATACTTCATCAAATGGTACTGGTAAAGCGGGAGGGGCTGCTGGAACGGGTGGTGATTTTTCGGCTGCTGGAGGAAATGGCGCGAGTCGTAACGCTTCAACACTCTATCAAAGACCTGGAGGCGGCGGCGGTGCAGGAACTCGCGCTGGAATTGGTGGTAATGCTGGTGTCAACAGTGGAGGTTCTGCAAATGCTTCTAATGGCGGAACAAGCGGCGGAACAGGTGGAAATCATGGTGCTGATAATCAATCTGGTCAGACTAGCCTTGGTTATAATGGAGCTGCCGCTACAGCCAAGGATTCGGGTTCTTATGTTGTTTCGGGCGTAACTTCAGAAACATACCAAGCAGGTTCTTTCTTTGGCGGTGGCGGCGCACAAACAATCATGAACTGGAGCAGCGGGACTTTTATAATTGCTGAAGGAAGAACCGTAGGAGGAATTGCTGGAATAAGATATAACGGGCATGACGTAGGTCAGAATAATGGAGCGTATGGCGGTTTAAGTGGCACTGTAACATTCGTGGAGTTTTTCTAATGGTTAGAATAGCAGCAATAATAGCAGCAGACGGAAGTGATACAAACAGAATAGTAATTGGCGATGATTACATTCCCGAAGGCTATACTGAAATCTTCCCGTTTGTAGAGAGTACTATAAGAGCGCGGCGTGACGAACTACTAGCGGCGTCTGACAGTAAAGTTTGGCCTGATTATGTGCCTGATGCTTGGCGCACGTACAGACAAGCCTTGCGCGATGTTCCTAGTCAATCTGGTTTTCCTGAAAACATAACTTGGCCTACGAGACCTGAATAAAAAGGAAATAAACAATGACTAAAGCAGTAACTACAGCAAACTTTACTAGTCGATTGCCAACTTCTTTAGGAAGCGCAGGACAAGTTTTTTCTGTAAATTCAGGAGCAACCGCAGCAGAGTGGGCTGCAGCCCCAGTAGGGTTTGCTCACACGCTTAATTCTGGTGACCCAGTTATTACTACTAACCCACCTGCAGTCGGTCATATGTGGATAAACACTACAACTGGCGAGGCTTTTATTTGCTTTGATGCTACTACAAATGAAAACAGATGGATTTCTGTTGGAATTGGAGATACTTCTGCGATTGAGCCTTTCTCTGCAACAGGTGGAATTAAAACAACATATGGCATTTATACAGTTCATACGTTTTTATCTTCTGGAAATTTTGTTGCAACAGCAGCGGGTACAAAGCCTCTAGACTATTTAATTGTAGCTGGAGGCGGCGGCGGCGGCTGTGCAAACGGAGGTGGTGCTGGGGGCGGTGCAGGTGGCTTGCTTACAGGGCAAGTTTCGAAAGCTGGAGGCACATACCCTGTCGTTATTGGCGCAGGTGGTGCTGGCGGTGCTCTTACTGGTACAGGACAAAGAGGCGAACAAGGTGGCAATAGTAGTGTATTTGGTCTAACCTCTATTGGAGGCGGCTTTGGCGGTGGTGAAAGCAGTCAAGTTGGAGGAAACGGCGGTTCAGGTGGTGGCGGTTCTCGAAACAATACTAGGGCTGGAGGTACTGGTACTACAGGCCAAGGTAACCAAGGTGGAGCTACTGTTACTGATAACGCTGGCGGCGGTGGCGGTGGTGCTGGCGCGGCAGGTGGACAAACTCAAGACTATTACGCTGGCAACGGCGGTGTAGGACTCAGCAACTCTCTAAGAACAGGCTCTGGTGTATTTTACGCTGGCGGCGGTGGTGGTGGAATTGAAGCTACTAATCAGCACGGTACTGGTGGAAACGGCGGCGGCGGCGATGGTGGTGATTATGATGAAGCCCCTGTTGCTGGCACAGCAAACACAGGTGGCGGTGGTGGTGGTTCTGGTGATAACAATACACCTAGCCCTGCATATACTGGGGCAGCTGGTGGCTCAGGTATTGTTGTAATCCGCTATGAAACATAAGGAATTTATAAATGACTAAAGTATTTTACAATAAAGTTACAGGCGGTGGTGCAGTATTTGATGATGACGCAAACATAGCAGACTGGCCTGACTTTCAAGAAACACAACCAGACATGGCTCCAATTATGGCTCCTCAAGTTCGTGCGCAAAGAGACGCGCTTCTAGCTGAGTCTGATGCAATGGCCTTGGCTGATCGTATTACAGCAGACTGGACTACTTACAGGCAAGCTTTAAGGGATGTTCCTGCTCAAGAAGGCTTCCCCTTGTCTGTAGAGTGGCCTACTCAACCTTAAGGAATAAAAAATGACAGCAACAAGAAATAACGCTGCAGTAGGCGCTCTACTGTCTACTGCTGGTTTAGATGATAGCATTAAACCAAAAGCTTACTTAGAAACTTACTCTGCTGCTACAGCAGGAGCAACCGTTACTCTTGACTTGTCAGTAGCAACTTCTTTCTCAGTAACTTTAGATCAAAACACAACGTTTGCCTTTAGTAACCCCCCTGCTAGTGGTACAGCGTACAGCTTTACTCTGGTAGTAACTCAACCAAGTAGTGCTAAAACAATTACTTGGCCTAGCTCAGTAGACTGGGCAGCAGCAACTGCCCCTGATGCTCCAGGAGCCTCTGAGGTAAACGCTTATGGTTTCCTTACTAGAGACGGAGGGACAACCTACTATGGATTCTTAGGAGGAGCAGCTCTTGGCTAATTCTTTTGATAAAACTTTAATGGGGGCAGCAACAGCAGGAGGTGGTCCTTCAGATGACCAGTTTAACCGTGTTAGTTTTCTGTCTCATTTTGAGGGCAGTAACAACGGTGTAAACAATGCGTTTGATGATGGCTCTGCCAGCAACCACACAATCACTGCCAACGGCAATGTAACGCAAGGCTCTTTTGGGCCATTTGCAAAGCCTGATGGTGAGTGGGGTGTAAGATTCCCACAAAACCATCCACACTATATTGATATACCTAGTAGTTCTGATTTTGCTATTGCAAGTGATGCTGATTATACTTTTGAGTTTTTTGTATTTTATGACACTAAAGATAGTGATCACATAATTATGGATTACAGGACGGGGGGTGCTAATGGCACTTTTCCTGTCCTTGGTATAGCTGGGGATTTAAACTACGATGAGAGTGATGGCAGTGCTGACACAGGTAAGGTAAGTTTTAATCCGCATTCCGGCACTTTGTCCTCTGTAAAATCAGCTTCTACATTAACATTTGGGGCATGGAATCATGTTGCTATTGTTAGAAACTCAGGCACAATAAATTTTTACATTAACGGCACAAGAGACAACAACAGCTATACAAATAATACTACAGTAGCTACAGCAGCAAACATTCGTTTTGGAGATTTAGCTTTAAACTCTGATGCAGGTGCTGATGGTAATAATTCTTACTATCCGGGCTTACAATTTTCTGGAGTTCTTTCTAATTTTCGTTTTGTAAATGGTACTGCTGTATATTCAGGAAGTAGTATTACTGTTCCAACAAGCAAGTTAACGGCTATTACAAACACTAAATTATTATTGTTTCAATCAAACAGGTTTGTTGATAATTCATCATCTGGTCACACTGTTCCTGTATCAGCAGGAAGTCCAGCAGTAACAGCATTTGGCCCCTTCCTGACCAGTGCAGTGTATGACCCTGCGGTGAACGGGGCGAGTGGGTATTTTGATGGCAGTGGTGATTATTTATCTATTGCAAATAGTTCTGATTTTAATCTTGCTGCTAATGACTTTTGTTTTGAGTTTTGGTTCTGGGGTGATTCCCTTGCTCAATATGATACTATTTTGAGCCTATATAATACTTGGGCAATAGAACAAGAATCCAGTGGAGGGGGCATTAAAATAGCTATGTGGATTTCTAGTGGCTCAAGTGGCAGTTGGGATTTATTAAGTGCTGGAATAATGTCTAACCTATTAAAAGTAAACGAGTGGAATCATTTAGTTATTGCTAGAACAGGAAACACCCTCAAAAGTTATCACAACGGTGCTATCGTTTACAATTCAAGTTTTAGTGGAACGATTGGGTCTTCATCTAACGTTTTGTATTCAGGCACCTTTGATACTTCAGCATATTGGTGGGACGGTTATATTTCAGACGTTAAATTAAGCAATGGTTCAACAGGAGGAATTAATGTATCTGGTAACACAATTACTGTACCAACAGCCCCACTAGCTGTAACAGATTCATACACCAAGCTGTTGCTAAACATGGCTGATGGACAGGCGATTGACAGTGCTGCACAGAATAATCTGAACTTGTTTGGCACAGCCAAAACTAGCACGGCACAATATAAGTTTGGCACTGCGTCTTTGCTTTTGGATGGTAACAGTGACTATGCAACATTCCCAGAAAATGGGGCAAACGACATTGATGGTGGAGGTAACTGGACTGTTGAGTTTTTTTGGAGGTTCGTAAATAAAACGTCACCAGCATATCAAGAACTTATAACTAAAGGCACCGGCTTTCAAATATATACAAGTAGCGGGTCGTTATCTTTAGCTTTATCATCTAATAATTCAAGTTATGATATAGCCAATGCTACAGGTGGTACAACATTGGATAATGACGTTTGGTATCATCTTGCCTTGGTAAAAAATGGAACCTCTTACAAATTATATTTGAACGGCACTAGTGATTTATCCGTTACATCCTCTTCAAACTTAGATACGGGTGGATTCCCTTGGTTTCTAGGCACTCTCAGAACTGCTGAAACTACTTACCCTTCCAACGGATATATGGATGAAGTTCGTATAAGCAAGTTTGCTCGTTATACAAGCAATTTCACAGCACCGACAGAACCATTTGCAGATAAAGGACAATAGACATGATGATAGCACAATTAAGTGGCAGCACAATATCTGAGATAGCAGAACACAAATCTCTGTTTCCCAACACGTCCTTCCCTAAAGCTGGACCTGACAGTGATTGGCTAGCAGCTAATAGCTGTGCCGAGGTAGTTGTTTTTCAAGCCTATGACTCAGCCACACAGAAGAACGAGAGTGTAACACCTTACTTAGAAAATAATAAAGTTTTTACTCGCAGAGTCACTGACATGACAGACGAAGAGAAAGCAGCGGTAGTTACTGCGGCTAACTCTGAAGCAGCTGCTCGTAACAGAGCCACACGGGACACTCTCTTGGCAGAGTGTGACTGGGTAGTCACTAAGGCACTAGAAGCTAACACTGCTACCCCTGCGGCGTGGGTTACTTACCGTACGGCACTACGTAACATTACTACTCACTCTAACTGGCCTAACTTAGCAATAGCCGATATAGAAGGCAACGGGGGAGACTGGCCCACAAAGCCCGTACAATGATCCACGTATTTGCTTTGATGTTATACATAGGAGCGGGTGAGGACAAGAAACTTATAAGCGATGACATGTACTTTCGCAAAGTTGAAAGCTGTAACTACTATGCAGAACAACTTATTAAGTCTTTTGGTTCTCACCCTAACAATGACCCTAGAAGGGCTTACTGTATTCCTAAAACAGTAGATCCTGCTAAAGAACAAATTTACTACTAAAAATAGAGATCGCTAATGATAGGTCTCTCTAGAAATACCAACTAAAGGATCCTTTATGTCAAGAAGATCAGAAAAGAAAAAGTCCCGTTATGCTGATAAGAAAGAAGGTAATGTTCACGTATTACCTAGATTTCATGTTCTTCCTAAGAATGAAAAGCAAAACTACTTAATACAAGCTATTAAGACAAGTCCAGTTGTAGTGACCATTGGTTGTGCTGGTACTGGGAAGACTTACTGTAGTGCTGGAACGGCAGCACAACTTTTTCTGAAGGGTGGCTATCGAAAGATAGTGCTTACCCGCGCTAACGTACCTACAGGCAAAAGTCTAGGACACTTTCCAGGGACTATCGCTGAGAAGATGACCCCTTGGTTACTTCCTATGTTGGAAGTACTTAAGAAAGCCTTTGGTACAGGTAAGTATGAGTATTTACTGAGTAAAAATGACATTGAGATTCAGCCCATTGAAACTATACGAGGACGTTCTTATGAGAATACTCTTGTACTAGTTGATGAGGCTCAAAATTTAAACATGGATGAACTAAAAGCCATAAGTACACGCATCGGAGAAAACTCTAAACTAATTCTCATGGGAGATCCTGCTCAGTCAGACGTAAAGGCTGG